AGATCATAGAGCGCGTCAACCGGCTGTCGCCGGATGAGCGCGCGGCGATGATAAACGATGCCGTAAAGGCAACGTCGGCTATGCCGTGGGTTCCCAATCCGGGTCCGCAGATGGAAGCCTATAACTGTGAGGCCGACGAGCTGTATTACGGCGGTCAGGCAGGCGGCGGCAAGTCCGATCTGGGCATTGGCCTGTCGGTTACACAGCACACAAACTCATTGCTTCTCAGGCGCTACAACGACGACGCCAAGAGCCTGGCCGAACGCGCGCTGACCATCATCGGCACCCGGCAGGGATACAACGGACAGGATTTGCGTATCCGCATGAAGGGGCGGCAACTGGATTTCGGCGGTTGCAAGGATTTCGGCGACCGCGAACGCTATAAGGGCGACCCGCACGACCTCATCGTTTTCGACGAAATCCCCGACTTTTTGGAAGATCAGTACACCTTCATCATCGGCTGGAACAGATCCATCAACCCCAATCAGCGGTGCCGCGTGGTATGCACTGGCAACCCGCCAACCACTGCCGAGGGCCTGTGGGTAATCAAACGCTGGGCGGCATGGCTTGACCCCAACCACCCAAACCCGGCAAAGGAAGGCGAGCTTCGCTGGTACACCAACATCGGCGGCAAGGATACCGAAGTAGAGGGCCGGGGACCGCACATCATCCCCGGCGAACGAGATCCGGTAATCGCCAAGAGCCGCACGTTCATACGCGCCAGGCTATCCGACAACCCGGATCTGGCGCAGACAGACTACGACGCCACGCTCGCCGGCTTGCCGGAGGAACTGCGTGCCGCCTATCGTGAAGGCCGTTTTGACGCCGGCCTCAAGGACAAGCCGTTCCAGATCATCCCTACCGCGTGGGTGCGCGCCGCCATAGCGCGTTGGGGAGAATGGCAGGGCAGGCCGCCACCCGGCGTGCCCATGTGCGCCATCGCCGCTGACTGCACGGGCGGAGGCCGCGATCCGCTGGTGATCGGAGCCCGCTACGACGGCTGGTTCGCCAAGTTCACCGTCGTCCCCGGCAAGGACATCCCCATGGACCAGATCGGGCGTACCACGGTGGGGCACATCGTCGCCAACCGCCGCGATAAGGCGGTCATCATCATCGACATGGGCGGCGGCTACGGCGGGCCTGCATACGAGCACCTGAGAGCCAATTTTGCCGAAGATGTCATATCGCCTCGCGTCATCGGCCACAAGGGGTCTGAGGCGTCGAATCGCCGCAGCCGCGACGGACAGCTTGGATTCCTGAACAAGCGCAGCGAATTGCTGTGGAAAATGCGGGAAGCCCTTGACCCGGATCAACCCGGAGGAAGCCCGATCATGCTGCCGGACGACCCGGAAATGGTTGCCGATCTGACGGCGGTAACCTATGAAGTCCGCGGCAGTCAGGTGGTGGCGGAGGCCAAGGAAAAGGTATGCGCTCGTCTGGGACGTTCAACGGACAAGGGCGATACTATCTGTATGTGCTGGAGCGCCGGAGCAACGGCGTCAACGGACGGCGCCATATGGGACAGCGAGCGCCGCCACGTCACGCATATCGCGGGCCGCCGTCCTAACGTCATCATGCTACGTAGGAGAGCGTAAATGGGCGATTTCTTTGAAAGCAAGGCTTTTAGATGGTTGGACCCGGTTGGTTTCGGAGTGGGTTCGGCATTGGGCATCATAAAAGACAAAAAATCGGAGGCTCCTGCTGCCGCTGCCGAGCCAGAAAAGACAATCGCGGCACCAGTGATGCCGGTTGCCGACGCCGAGGCAGCCAAGGAGAAAAAACGACGTTCCGCCATGGCGTCCGCATTAGCCAGGGGCAGGCAAGGCACAATACTGTCGAGTCCATCCGCCAATACCGACACACTCGGCGGGTAACGCATGGCATCGGAGACATTATGAGCAGCTCATTTAAAATGCTTCAGCCGCAATTGCTGCAAATGCAGGCGCAGGCACAGCAGGGATCAGCTAAGTCCGCGCAGTCCGCGCAGTCCGCTCGTGTGTTCGCTGTCGCGGAAGTCGAATTGGAAAAAGAGAAGAAGCGTCGCGCGGCTCTAAACAGGGGTCTGTTGCAAAACCCTGAACCAGGGACCGACGCCCTCGGCGGATAACCATGAAAACCATCGAGTTGCGGCAACAGGCTGACGAACTTTTCAGCAAGCGAGACCCGCTGTTGCGTCTGTGGCAGGAAATAGCGGAGAACTTCTACGTGGAACGCGCGGATTTCACCGTCAAGCGCTACATTGGCGAAGACTTCGCATCCAACCTGACGACCAGCTACCCGCTGCTGTGCCGTCGTGATTTTGGCGACGCCATCGGTTCCATGCTGCGCAACAATTCAATCCAGTGGTTCAACATGACCACGCAGAACCGGCAGACTCTGGATCACGACTCAAAGGCGTGGCTTCAGTATGCTACCAACGTGCAGCGCAACGCCATGTACGTTCCCGAAGCGCAATTCACTAAGATCGCCAAGCAGGCCGATCACGACTTCGCGGCGTTCGGGCAATCGGTGACATCCGTGCGGGCAAACCGCAACAATGACGCGCCGCTATACCGCGCCCACCACCTGCGGGATGTCGTGTGGATAGAAGACGAAGAAGGGCATATTTCCTGCATTTTCCGCCGCTGGACTGCGCGGTGCCACGACCTGTGCCGCCAGTTTGACGGTGGCCGCGGACTGTATTCAAAAAACAGCGTGCATGCGAACGTGTATCGGATGGCCAAAACCAAGCCATTCGAGGAAGTCCATTGCCTGCACATGATGGTTCCCGCGCACATGTACGAGGACGGGCCGGACGGCGGCAAGCCGTGGCGGTCGATTTACTACGATCTGGACAACAATCACACCATGGAGTCTGTGGCGCAGCACAACCGCGAATACATCGTCTCGCGCTGGCAGACCGTATCGGGGTCGCAATACGCTTACTCTCCGGCTACGGTGGCGGCGCTTCCCGACGCAAGGCTGTTGCAGGCCATGACGCGCACACTGCTAACCGTGGGCGAGAAGATCGCAGACCCGCCGATGGTCGCCACCGAACAGGCGGTGCGTTCTGACATGGATATCCGCCCCGGCGGCGTTACGTGGGTGGACTACGAATACGACGAGCGCCTCGGCGCCGCCCTGCGGCCCATGACCGTCGATGCCAAGGGCGTGCCGCTGTCGCAGGGCATGCAGGGAGACTGCAGGGAATTGATATCGCAGGCTTTTTATCTCAACAAAATCCGACCATTCCTGCCGACGGAAGACAAGGAAATGACGGCCTACCAGGCAGGGCAGATTGTCGCCCAGTACATCCGCGACGCCCTGCCGCTGTTTGAGCCGATGGAAGCCGAATGCAACGGTGCCACCTGCGAGGAAACCTTCAAGGTGCTGATGCAAGGCGGGGCGTTCGGGCCGATAGAGCAGATTCCGAGGATGCTGCGGGAGCGCGTAGACATCGACTTCACGTTTACCAGCCCTTTGCACGACGCCATTGAATCGCAGAAAGGCAAGAAATTCCTTGAGATGGGCCAGCTAATTGCGAATGCCGTGAACATGGATCAGTCAGTGCTCGCCCTGCCGGATGCCACCGTTGCCCTGCGTGACGCATTGGATGGCATCGGCGTGCCAGCGGCATGGCTTCGCAGCGAAGTCACCATCGCGCAAATGAAGGCGCAAGCCGAGGCGCAGCAAGCCGCGGCGCAGAAACTCGCGCAGTTGCAGCAGGGCGCTGATGTCGTGAACACGCTGGGTGGAGCAGTCAAACAGATGAGGGAGGCCGCCTGAGCGAGAATCCGCGCCGGCCCACCGGGACTGGCAAGGTTAGGCCTGCGCGAGAGCCGGTATCCGCGCTCGCCGAACACGCGCCGTGGATACCGGTAACCTGCGGGCCTGAAGTCGTGGGAGCGCTTCAGTCTCTGCTGCGCGGCGATGCCCAGGACTACCAGCAGAAGCTGGCCCTGAACTGGATTCTGGACATGAGCCGCAATGGCGGTGCCATTTATTTTCCCGGCGAGGCCGGGCGGCGCGACACGGACTTTGCATTGGGTCGGGCATTCGTAGGCGAACAGATCATTACTTTGTTGAAAGTCAAACTGAAACGAGGTGGGGAAAATGGCTGATGGCGGACAGGTAAACGATAGCGGACAAGGCGGGCAAGGCGGCGGCGAATTCAACCCCGTTGAGGCGCGCACATTTTTGCAGCAGTTCGGGCATCCCGTGGACAAGATAGCGGATACCGATCTGCCGACGATTTACGGCACCGTGAAGGAGAACGCCGATAAACTCGCAAAGAATGCCGTCGAAACGGCGTTCAAGGAACGCGGCGACTTCGGGCCGACATGGCGGCAGTCGCTGGCTGGCGAGGATACCGACGCCCTGAAGACGCTGGAGCGCTTCAATTCGCCGCGCGACGTGTTCAAGTCCTATTCGGAATTGCGCACCAAGGTCAGCAAGGGCGAACTGAAGGCCGCCACCCCGTTCCCGGAAAAGGGCACCGATGAACAGAAGGCGCAATGGCGGGCCGACCAAGGCATTCCCGACAAGCCTGACGCCTATCAGTTAAAGCCGCCTCCTGGCGTTGTGATCGGCGAGGAGGACAAACCGTTCATCGAGGGCTTCCTGAAGCACGCCCACGAACGCAACATGACGCCTGACGCCGTGAATAACGCCGTGGCGTGGTGGGGCGAGGAGCGCATCCGCAGGCAGGAATCCGCCGCCGCCGAGGTCGCGCGCATCAAGCAGGAAACCAGCGACGCCCTGCATGCCGAATGGGGCACAGAATACCGGCCCACCATCAACAAGGTTCAGGCACTACTCGACGGCATGGTGGCGGACGAAGCCCTTAAAACGGCGATTCACTCGTCTGTGGAAACCAATCCCGGATTTGCCAAGTTTCTGGCCAACGTGGCCACGCAGTTGAATCCGACATCAACGCTGGTGTTCGGAGACGGCGGCGGCAACGTCAACACCATATCCGAGTGGCTGGAACGCGCAGACAAGACCATGCGCACAAACCGCAAGGATTACGACAAGAAGTATTCCAATGACTACCAGAACTACGCGGCGGCATACCAGCGTCAGACCGGCAAGGAATGGGGGCGGTGATATTGCCGCATTTCATGCCCTAACATGGGAATTGGCTTGGCACGGCGGATAACCGGAAACGCACCGCACGGCCTGGCATAAATACCAGTAGCACGGCCCCGGAAGGCTGGGCGTCGGCCCCGCGAGGACAACCCGACAATAGGCCGCGATGGATAACCCCTGCGACGGTTAAACACTAATCGTTTCTCTAAGGAGTTACCAAAATGGCAGATCATGCTTTTCAGACTCAATACCGCCAGGAGCTTGTGGCGGCATTCGAGGCCGGCGAATCATTGCTGCGCGAATGCGTAACCACCGAGGCCAACGTACGCGGCAATATCGCCGTGTTCGATGTCATCGGATCCGGCGGCGCTTCAGCAGTCACCCGCGGCATCAACGGTCTTATCCCGTCGCGTGCCGATTCCAACACCCAGAACTCGGTAACGCTGTCCGAGTGGCACGACCTTGTTCGCAAGACCAACTTCAACGTGCTGGCGTCTCAGGGCAATCAGCGTGCGGCCATGCAAATGACCACGGTGAAGGTCATCAATCGCAAGATTGACGAACAGATCATCACCGAACTGAATACCGGCACCGTTACCATCGGCGGCACCGGCGTTGTGCCCGACGTTTCCCTGTTCCAGAACGGGCGCGTCAAGTTATCGAATGCGTCGGTTCCCTGGGACAGCAACATCACCTTGCTGTGCCAGCCGTCGTTCCTCGCCTATCTCGAACAGGCTCCGGAATTCGCCAACGCGAATTACGTGGAAATCAAGCCCTATGCGGGTTCGGAAAGCAATGCATCGTGGCGCGACCGCCCGCAGGCGTATCGCTGGCGCAATGCCCTGATTATCGAGCACCCGAACCTTCCGGGGCGCGGAACATCGTCGGAGAAATCCTTCATGTTCCACAAGAGCGCCATCGGGCAGGCCACGGAGATATCGGGCATGGAATGCATGGCCGACTACAACGCCGAACAGGCGTATTCGTGGGCGCGGTGTTCGATGATGATGGGCGCGAAGCTCATCCAGACCGCCGGCGATGTCGTCATCACTCACGATGGCAGCGCGTACGCCTAACCCAGCCAAGACAAAGGAGATTCAACTATGGCTTACCTTGGAACTACTGCGGCAACCACGCTGCAAAATCCTCCTATCCTGTTGGCGCGCGGCATGGGATCGGGGTTTCAAACCACTGGCGGCACCAGCGCCGGTGTCGCCGCGGGAACTGGCGTCGGGCATGGGCTGTGGATGTATGCGTCCACCAACTCAAGCACCGAAGTTTTGGCTGCCAACTTTTTCTCTGACGGCTTTTACCTCGGCATGAAAGCCGGTGACATTGTGATGTGCGCGGGTGCGACCGGTTCCTCGGCGCTGCTGTGCATTCACACGGTTGCTTCGGCAAGCACTTCCGGCGTATCGCTGTCCAGCGCCGGCGGCGTTACCAGCACGTTCGCGTAATAGCGGCAAATGAGCGGGGCGGCGCAAGCCGTCCCGCACTTCAACCAAAGAGGAGACGGAATGAGTAACGAGAAACGGGAAGACCCGCGAATCTACGCTGATCGCTTTCACCTGCTCGAACAAAAGAACTTTGTGCATTGCGCCATCGTTGAGGACAACATCAAACTCGACGAACTGGTGCGTGCCGATTATTGGTCGCATGTGGCGGGCCGCATCACGCAGGGCGATACCATTGTCGTCCGCAATGATTCGTTTTCGCTGTGGGCCGAACTGCTGGTCGTGGACGTGGGTTCCGGCTACGCCAAGGTTCACATGCTGCGCTTCTGCGATTTCCGCCTGATTTCGGCGTCCGGTAAAACCGGGTCGCCATCCGACTACGAAATCAGCTTCAGGGGGCCTGGACGCCTGCACATCGTCATCCGCAAATCCGATCAGGTCGTGGTCAAGGAGTGCCTGCGCACGCGCGCCGACGCCGAATCCTGGATTACGGATTTTGTCGGCCAGAAACCGGAAGACGTAAAAGAGGCCGCATAAATGGGGACTTCACGCCTCGCGCTTTACAACAGCGCATTGCTGATTATGGGCGAACGCGCCATTGCGTCGCTCACCGAAAACGTAAAGGCGAGGCGGTCACTCGATTCGGCGTGGAACGACAACGCCGTGAAATACTGTCTGGAACAGGGGCAATGGCAGTTCGCCATGAGAACAGAGCGCATAGACTACGACCCGGACGTGGACGTGGAATTCGGCTACCAGTTTGCCTTCAACAAGCCCGACGACTGGGTGCTGACATCAGCGTTTTGTTCGGACGAGAATTTCCGCTCGCCGCTGTCGCTGTACCACGACGAAACAGATTATTGGTATTCGGATACGAACCCGATTTACGTCCGCTACGTGTCCAACGACGCCACATACGGCGGCGACTTGTCGCGCTGGCCTTCCACGTTTTGCGATTACGTGGCCACCTATCTGGCGTCCAAGACGGCTCTGGACATCACCGGCAGCCGCGACATAGTGGCCGAGATTATGCGGCCAAGAATGGGTTTGCTTGACAGGGCATTGCTGAAGGCAAAAAACAGGGCGGCGATGACTCAGGGCGCGCAACGTCCGGCACCGGGATCATGGGTCATGGCGAGGGCCGGCAACCACGGGCGCGGCCCATTTGGCGACGGCGGCACCAGCGGTTCACTGATCGGATAAGGCCATGGCAGAACAGGCCGTCCATTATCTCGCGTTCAATCGCGGGCTTATCTCATCGCTTGCCACGTCGCGCGTCGATCTGAAGCGCACTTCGCTTTCCGCCGAGACAATGGAAAACTGGATGCCGCGCGCCCTCGGCTCCATGATGATGAGACCGGGCTTGGGCTACTTGCACGCCACGCCAGGCAATGCGGCATCGCGCAGTATTTCCTTTGTCAAAAGCCGCCAAGACTCAGCCATTCTGGAATTCACTGATCTGGCGATGCGCGTGGTTATTGACGACGTTCTGTTGACGCGCCCATCAGTGAGCAGTGCCGTAGTAAACGGCACCTTTACCGCCAACATCAACAGTTGGACGGATAACGATGAGGTGGGCTGCGTTTCGGCGTGGGTGACCGGCGGCTACATGGGCCTTACCGGCACCGGCACCGCGGCTGCCATACGCGACCAGCAAGTGACGGTTGCCGTCTTAGACAGAAGTGTTGAACACGCGCTACGCATCGTCATTGAGCGCGGCCCCGTAGGTATCCGCGTAGGCTCAACATCCGGTGGCGACGAATACATCCAGGAGGCTCTGCTCGAAACCGGGACGCATTCGCTTTCATTCACGCCGACCAATAACTTCTACATACGGCTTCAAAGCCGGCTGTCAAGAATAGTTCTGGTGGATTCCTGCGAAGTCGAGGCGTCCGGCGTGGTGTCGATAACCAGCCCGTATGCCGAAGCCAATCTTGACGGCATCCGCGGCGGGTGGGATGTCAGCCAATCAGCGGACGTGATGTTTTTGGCCTGCAACGGCGTGCAACAACGGCGCGTCGAGCGTCGCGGCAATTCGCGCTCATGGGCGATAGTCCTGTATCGGTCGCCGGACGGCCCGTTTCGCGCAGATAACACATCGACCACGACAATGACGCCCAGCGTGCTCACGGGCAATGGAACCCTCACGGCGTCCACGCCGACGTTTAGAAGCGGGCATGTTGGCGCAATATTTTCGGTGACTTCAACCGGGCAGACCGTCACCAAGGCAGCAACGGCGCTAAACGACGCCACCAATTCCATCCGCGTTACCGGCGTAGGGGCGGACAGGACATTCGCTATTTACCTCACCGGCATGACCGCTGGGCGCACGGTGATATTGCAGACCTCTGCAGACGAAACAACATGGGCGGCAGTGTCCGGTAAGTCGTGGACTGCGGACACGGCGGAAACCTATCTGGACGGACTGGACAACCAGATCGTGTACTACCGGCTCCTTGTAACCGTTGCCGGCGCGGCGGGAACGACATCCATGCAACTCACAATTTCCACCGGAAGCGTTCGCGGGATAGGGCGAGTCACCGCCTACACCAGTTCGACTGTGGTCGATATCGAAGTGCTATCTGATTTCGGTGCCACATCGGCGAGCGCGACATGGGCGGAGGGCGAGTGGAGCGACTATCGCGGGTGGCCGTCTTCTGTGGCCATTTACGAGACACGCATGTTCTGGGCTGGCCTTGACAAAGTATGGGCGAGCGTCACCGACGTATATGACGGCTACGACGACACAACCGTAGGCGATTCAGGCCCAATTTCGCGGTCAATCGGAGCCGGGCCGATTGCGACAATAAACTGGATACTGCCGTTGCAGCGTCTTCTGCTGGGCGGCGATTGCATGGAATACAGCGTGTGGTCGTCAGCCTTTGACGAACCGCTTACGCCGTCCGCGTTCAAGATTCGCACGGCATCCACACAGGGATCATCTGGCGTCAATCCGGTGCGCGTAGACAATCACGGCATGTTCGTGCAGGGCGGCGGCACCAGATTGTTTGAACTCGGATTCGCGGCAACCGATTCGGATTACAAGTCAACCGACCTTTCGATGCTCGTGCCGGAAGCCGGCGGGCCTTTCGGAACCACAACCCATATCGTCAGAATCGGCGTTCAGCGTCAGCCGGATACCCGCATCCACTGCGTGCGTTCTGACGGCACCGCCGCTGTTCTCGTCTACGACAAAGCTGAAAACGTGTTGTGCTGGATTGAAGTCACCTCGCCAGGCGAAATCGAGGACGTATGCGTGCGGCCGGCAAAGCTGGGGCAACGCGAGGACGCCGTTTATTACACGGTGAGGCGATACGTCAACGGCGGCACTGTGCGCCACTTCGAGAAATGGGCGCTTGAATCCGAATGTGTTGGCGACACGCTTAACAAGCAGGCGGACTCTTTCATCGTTTTTTCCAACAGCACCTCGTCCAGCACGGTCACCGGGCTTTCGCACCTTATCGGAGAGGAGGTGGTTGTGTGGGCCGACGGTATTTGCCTGACAGACGAAGACGGAAACATAGCGACGTTTGAAGTTGATGTATCGGGGAACATAACGCTGACGCATAACGGCGCAGCGTATCTTGCCCTGACTGGAGTCGTCGGCCTTCCATATTCGGCGCAGTGGGAAAGCGCGACTCTTGGCACCGCGCTCAACATACGCAAGCGCGTAGATCACCTTGGCCTTGTACTGGACAACACGCATTCACGCGGACTTAGATTCGGGCCATCGTTAAACGAGGATCAGATGGACTACCTGCCGTTGGTGTCTGATGGCGGAATTGTGGACAACGACCTCATATACACGCACTACGACGAGGACGTTATTGCTTTCCCCGGCACGTGGGAGACCGATGCCCGACTGTGCCTGCTGGCGGTGGCGCCGCGGCCATGCACGATTCTTTCAGCCGTAGCGCAGATGGAGGTGACGCGATGAGTTACCGCATTGTGCCTCTGGAGCAAGAGCACGTCGAAGCCGTGTGGGACAAGAGCATCCCCTATACGCTTCGCGGCGTGGCGGCGGTGGACGATAATTGCGTGCTCGGCGTGGCCGGCATTCATCTTGGCGGCAGCGCGTTTGTGCTGGTATCAAAAGCGGCACCTGAGATGCGCAGGCGATACACGGGATTTGCATACGCCAGATTGGTGTTGCGAGTCGCAGTGGCCGCACTTTCCCTGGCGAAGCAATGGTCTATCCCTGTGCATGCGTATCCCGATGCAGGCATAGAAGGAGCCGAAAACACGCTGCGTCATCTTGGCTTCAAGCCGATCAACAAGGAGATATGGTCATGGCATGGTTTGCCGCCGCAATACCATATGTAGTCGCCGCGGTATCCGTCGCAGGAGCAGCCTATGGCGTTATTCAGCAGCAAAAGGCTTCCAAAAAGATGGAAGAATCTGCTGGATTGCAACGAGATGCCGCAATCAGGCAGGCAGAAGAACTTGAACGTCAATCGCTTGCCGAACAGGCGTCTGCGCAACGAGCGGCAAAGTACCAGCGCAGGCAGGCCGAAATACTGGCGTCGCGTGCGCGCGCCGTGGCCGGTGCATCCGGTGGCGGCGTGGCCGATCCAACCGTCCAGAACCTGATCGACGACATACAGGGCGAGGGTGCATACAGGTCATCCGTTGAACTCTATCAGGGCGAAGAATCCGCGCGTCAGTTGCGACGCACGGCGGAAAACGCGCGCATCACCGGGCAACTGCAATTCGTTGACACGTCTTCGCGTGCGCAGGCAGCGCAAACGCGGTCATACGGCAGCGCCATTTCCGGCGCGTCCAGCATGTTTCAGCGCTTTGCCAACGGCGGATTCTCGCGCGGCGGCGGCAGCGATGGATTCGATTCGTCGAGCCTGACATACAGCGGAAACCGTGACGTGGACACCAATTACAACTACGTGTCCGGCGGTTCATATTAATGGCAAAACTACCGACATCGCTTGACCTCGGACAGCGCCCGGTGCCGCAGGCGGCGAGAGGCGCGTCTACCTATCAGGTTCCGACTGGCGGTGAAGTCGCGGCTGCGGAAGCGGCTTCGCAAGTCGGCGGCATGGTATTGGGCATTGCCGACAAATGGTGGGAGCAGGAACAACTTCGTCAGGACAGAATCCGCGCCGAAGACGCCACGAACAAGTTATCGCAGAGCATGATTGACCTGTCGATAGGCGATGACGGATTCTCGAACAAGAAGGGTGAGGCGGCGGTAACGCAGCCGCTATACAAGGACTATCTGTCCAAGTTCGACGACGTTTCGCGGCAACTTGCGTCCACACTTGGCAACGAGCGGCAGAAAGACGAATTCAACCAGCGCTACAACATCGCGCGCCGCCAGTTCCAGACGCAAATCCTCAATCACGTCACCAGGGAAAACGATGTCTACCAGACCAACGTCGCCAAGGATACCGTTGATACCGAGGTGCGAAAGGCTGGCGTAGACGCATTCAATCCCGTCACGGCGGAAATGTCGCTGGTGAGAATCAACGCCACCATCGAAGCCGAGGCAAAGCGCAAGGGATTGCCGAAGGAAACCGTTGACGACCTTAAGGCTCAGGCATTCGACAAGGTGTGGATATCCCGCCTTGACGGAATGCGCATGACAGACCCCGTGAAGGCCATTGCCGCCTATCAGGAAAACGCGCATCTGCTTAGTCCCAATGTCCGCCAGAAGGCAGGCGAGTCGCTGTTCAGGGATGCCAAACCTGTGCTGGAAGTGCAGGTGTCAAATCTGTTCCGTAATGCCACCGCGCCAGCACCAGCAGAACCGGGGAAACAACAGGAAGTGCCGGCGCCGCCAGTGCTATTCGCGCCGCCAAAGATACTTTCGCCGCGCGTCCAGTCGCTGTCGCCAATCATTAAAGACGCCGCGCAAAAATATGGCGTTGACCCGAATATCCTCGCAGCACAGATTCAGCAGGAATCCGTCGGCAGAACCGACGCGCTTTCCGTTAAAAACGCCCGTGGCGTGTCTCAGTTTATCCCCGAAACGGCAAAGCGTTACGGCGTGAATCCTTCCGATGATCGTTCGTCGATTGACGGTCAGGCCCGCTACATGGCCGACATGCTGAAGATGTTCAATGGCGACTACGCGAAGGCGCTGGCAGGCTACAACATGGGAGAAAACGAAGGAACTCCAAGCCGTCCCGGCGTTGCCGGTCTCGTGAAGGCTCATGGCGACCAATGGTTTTCTCGCGTCCCTTACAAAGAAACTAGCGGATATGTAAAGACTATACTCAACAACGTCGGCGTCAACTACAACGGCGAGTCTGTCACCGCGCCGGCGAAGCAGGATTCTAGCACCATTAATTCCACGATGCCGGACGGATGGGGTCCTACTGGTGGAAGTCCAAAAGTTGTCCCCGGAATGATCCAGCCTGGAAATATTGATTTAACAAAACGCGCTGTTGCAAAAAATTCAGACGGGTCGATAAGCACCGTTAGGTCGATGGGAGTCAATATCGACGGTAAAGAAGTTTTGATCCCAACTGTAATAAATGGGAGGCTGGTTTCTGATGATGAAGCAATATCCCACTACAAAAAGACTGGAGAAAATCTAGGCGTATTCGATAGCGCGAAGGCATCGGATGCTTATGCTGAAAAACTTCACGAACAGCAGAAAAAAATGTATGGCAATGCCGCCGGCGGGATACAGCCAGCAACCAGCGCAAAGGAGCAAATCGAAGCGGCGATGTTCAGCCCGGAGAAGCCCATAGGGAACGCCGTTATTGACAGGCTGCCGCTGGATCAGAAAATTCAGGTGTTGCACGGCGCCGCCGCGTTGACCAACAAGGACAACAGCGAACTGAAGGCTCGCGTCAAGGACGCCACGCTCAACGCCATGGCGTCCGCGCTTAATACCGGTAACGCCGGTAACGCGCCGTCGCAGGCTGAAATGGTGGCGGCTCTCGGCAGCTTTGAGGGTAACAAGCTGTGGCGGCAGTTCAGCCTGTATGCGGATGTAGGCAAAAAGACGCAGGGCATGAACAACATGTCGGACGGCGAACTCGGCAACCTCGTGAGGTCAGTGCAGCCGCCGCCCGGTGACCCGGAATACGATGTGCGCTCGAAGTTAAGCGACCACGTGCTGACGGCGGCCAACAACATCCGTCGCCTGCGGCAAAGCGACCCCGTTGAATTCGCGCTGTCCACGACTAAATACGGCATTCAGCCGCTGACGCCAGATGACTTCAAGGCCCCGGCGCTGATGGTCGAAAAGCTGCAGGCGCGGGAAAAGGCGGCTCCTGCAATCTCCGAAGACTACCAGACGCCGATGGCGGTGATGACAAAGGGCGAGGCCGGGATGCTTGCCGAAGCCATCCGGCGGTCTCCGGTCGAGGCGCAGAAGGAATACCTGCTGGCGATTCGTCAGGGATTCACCAAGCCGGGAATGTATGAAACCGTGATGGAAAAGCTGGCGCCCGGCGACCCGATGCTGGCATTGGCTGGAGCGGCGCTATCCGAACAAAAGGCGGACAAGGGCGGAAACCTGCTGGCTGACTATATCCTGCGCGGCGACAAGATATTGCGCCCGGACAAGAAGGCTGACGGCAGCAACCCGGAACGCGGCAAGGCACTTATCGAAATGCCGAAGGAAGAAGAATGGAAGCCGGTATTCGACAGGATGACAGATACCGCCTACCAATACAGTCCGCAGGCCAGATCACTCGCCATTCAGCGCGCGATGACCGTGTATGCGGCAATGGCCAGCGACCGCGGTATTTTTGACGGCAAGCTGGACGCTGAAGTGTTCAGGACTGCCGTTACGCTTTCCAGCGGTGGCTATGGTTCCTACAACAACAAGAAAGTTGTGTTGCCATTCGGCATGCCGCTGGACGAATTCAAAAACGGCGTTGACGAACGGCTGCGGATACTGCAACCCACCACCGGTCTATCGTTGCAGGAACTGCGCGGACTGAAGCTATTCAACGACGGTGACGGCAAGTACACGATTGCCCGCGGAACAGGTGTCGTCCGCAACATACGGGACGGCATGCCAGTGGTGATTGATTTCAGCTTCAAGCCGCCGCCATACGTTCCGCCGTCCACGTCAAACCCGGACAAGTTTAGCGAGACTCGCGGCGGCGCGGCTACCGGTCGGGTGGTGAGGAAATGAACGAATTCGACTTCGCCACCAACGAGTCCGCCGACCGCAATGCGTTGCTTCTGCGGCGTTCCAACATGGCGCCGCAAGAGCCAAGCATGTGGCAGAACTTCTTTAGCGGAACCGGCACGCTCGCCATGAAGGGGCTGGCGGAAGTCGCGCGTGCCGGCAGCATGGGGCTGTCCGCGCTGTCGGCCATCGGCGACAAGATCAGGGGCGACGATTCAACCGAGCGGTATTACGCCAGCATCCACGACCCGATATTCGGCAGGGCCGTTGAATACTGGACGCCATCACCGGGCGAAGTCGGAACCGCAGGCGAAGTCGTGGGCGGGCTGATCGGCGGACTCTCACCCATACTTATAAGCCCGTCGCTTGCCGTCGCCACCGCGCAACTGAGCCTCGCCGAGAGTCTGACGCGGCGCGGCGTGGATGCCACCAAGGCACAGGTCGCTGGTGCCGTAGCCGCTACCGGGCTTGGCGTCGGCATCCACATGCCCATCTACGGCAACACGCTGGTTCAGCGCATGCTGCTGGGCGGGGCCGCCGCAAACGTCACGCAGGGCGTAGTCACCCGCGGCATCAACCAGCAGGTGCTCAAGGGCACCGTGGCGGAAGAAGACTTCAAGGCTTTTGATCCGAAGTCACTGGTTATCGACGCCCTGATGGGCATGGCGTTTGGCGGGTTGTCGCATATTGGTGCCAGGGCGCGTGAACAACTGCGGGACGACATCACGCCGACTCAAAAGGACGCCATCCTGACAGTGAATCAGGCGCGGCACATGGAGGACACGACGGCACCGGGCAAGCCAGCTACGCCTGTCGATATGAGCGCTCACGTCGAGGCCATGAGACAGGCTGTTGATGATGTTCTCAGCGGGCGCGCGGTGAATGTCGAGCAAGCGGTGGCGCAGGCCAAGTTTCTCGATGATCCAGCCAAGGCTGCGATTCAGGCTGAACATGCGGCGGAAATTGAGTCGAAAGTACGGCAGGGATTACACGAAGCAATTACTGATGAATACGTAACCATCTACCACGGAAGCCCGCATGAATTCACCGCGTTTGATCTCACGAAGATCGGCACAGGAGAAGGAGCGCAGGCGTTCGGGCACGGGATTTATGTGGCGGAAAATCCAGATGTGGCTGGAGGCTATGCAAGCAGATTAGGCGATCAAAGAATTGGCGGGCAACCGTACGATCCAAATAATCCTGTTCATGTCGCAAGCTCCATGGTCAAGCAATACGGTGGCGTTGGTAACGCAAAAGCCGAAGCGTTGGGCATGATAGAAACCGGTTCTCAGTCAATAAAGGACATTCAAACTAAGGTTCTTGAAGTATTGAAAAATCCAGAACGATTGCAATTGGTTGAAGCTGGGAACATGTATAGGGGCCAAATCCCCAAATCCGCCGTAGACAGGATGTTGGACTGGGATAAGCCGTTGAGTGAACAGCCGGCGAATGTGAAGGCAGCGATAGCGGCGAGTGAATTTGACATTCCCGCTATTGCAAAACTTGGTGGGGTATCAGACCCAACTGGTCAGCAATTGTATGGCGCGATGATTCAGGTCTCCAAGGACGGAAAGACCGGCACTGCTGTTGACGCGTCTGCAAAACTAAATGAGATTGGTATCCCAGGCATCAAATACCTAGACCAAGGTTCGCGCGGCAAAAGCGAAGGCACGCGTAACTACGTTATATTTGATCCTGATATTGCCAAGTTGGTCGAACGCAACGGACAGTCACTGGAAGACCTGACAAAGCCCATCCCGCCAGCCGACCCGCCGCCAGTAGCACCGGCGCCGCGCCCGGTAAAGGGCGAGACCGCCAAGCCGATCACCGACCCTATGATTCTGGAAGCCATGGCCCGCGCCAAGGCGAACCCTGACATGGAAATCAGGATTCAGGACGCCAACGGCGGCGAAACCAGCATGCCCATCGGCCAGTACTTGCAGCAACTCGGCAAGGAAACCGAGATGGCGAGGCGCGAAACCAGCCTCTACACAGTAGCGGCTCAATGCATTCTGGGGGCGTTGTGATGAAAACCGTTGTGTCACTGCTGTCCGGGCTTCCCATAGAGGTGCGTGACGACGAGGATGAGGGCGTAGAAGCCGATGCCGTTCCCAGGTTGGAAGCGCAACTCGCGGATGCGCAGAGCGCAATCCGGGCACTCACCGATTCCCTTGCCAAAGAACGTCGGGATCACGAGGCGCAACTCGCCGCACAGGCGCAGAAGTTCTCGCAATCGGAGTCCGCTTTGCGCGAAGGAATGGCGCGCGCCGATGGTGCTCTTTCTGGCGAGCGGGAATTGCGTGCCGCAGCCGAGCGCATGGCCGCAGAAGCGCAGTGCCGCTATGAAGAAGCCATGGTAGAGGATGAAGACGAGGATGAGTCCGAAGACGAAGATGCGCTCAAACTCGATGATATTGCTAAGGTTATGCGCGCAGAATTGGCGAAGTTAAAGATTCCGCGGCCAACACAATCCGCGCCTCCGGCCCCGCAACCGGAGGCCGGGAGGATGGAGGTGGTGGTTATTGAACGCGACGGCAACGGCGACATTAAACGGTGGGCAATCAGGAAAACTAAGGAGTAACGGCAATGGCTGGTAAATCTGATAAGTTTGAATTCGACTTCTTGAAACTCACCTTTAACGGGGTGGCGATCACCAACGTATGCGCTACAGCAGGCACCACGGCGCTATGGGTTGGTCTGATGACCGCCGACCCTACGGACGCTGGCAGCACGGCGGCTGAAGGTGGTTACACAGCATATGCGCGAGTGCAGACAGACCGTTCCACGGCAAGCACCGGCTGGGCGTGTTCGTCCGGCACAGGTGCCGCCAATGCCACGGTGACGCCGACCAGCGTGTTGTCGTTCCCGCAGGTGGCGACGACCAGCACTGGCACGTTCACGCATTTCGGCATATTTCCGTCGAGCGGCGCGCAGGCGTCAAGCGGGCTGTACTACGGGACGATATCCCCGAGCATCAACTTCTCGCAGAACGTGACGCCTCAGTTGACGACGACTTCCAGCATCACGGAGGACTAATGTATCTCAAGGGAACATCCGACGTTCTGCGCGTCAACGTCGCCACCGGATCTGACATCGAAGCTACTATTTGGTGGGCGGATTCGCTTGATGGGTCTCCGCCGACCGTATCGAGCTTCGGGCGCGAGCCGTTTGCCAGCATCACGGGAACCGGTAATACCACACTGCTGACCGGCGTTGCCTCGCACACACTGAAGGTAAAGCGGATAAGCCTGTTCAACAATCACGCATCGACATCAACGGTCGTGTATTGCGACATCACGGATGGCACCGACACCAATGTAATCGCCGGCTCTAAATGCACGCTTCTGGCAGGCGAATCTCTGTTGATGAACGAGACCGGGACGTGGTTGCACTACGACTCCAACGGGGCCGTATACCCGTCCGTGGGCAACGCGGCGTCGCAGGCCGAAATGGAAGCCGGGACGGCTACCGATAAATTCGTGACGCCGCAGGGCGTGAACTGGCATCCCGGTGTCGCTAAGTGCTGGGGCAAGGCGGTAGGAGCCGGCACGTCGCTAACCGTGAACTGGAATATATCGGGGATCAGCGATACCGGCACCGGGCGTCTTGGTGTCACCATCGGCACCGACTTTTCGAGCGCCAACTACTCTGTAGTCCCGTCGCTGGAACGCACGGTGACGGCATTGACCGCAACCGGTGTCGAGGATCACGCCATCCGCAATGCGTCGCCCGCCGCGGGCTCATTTGAAATCGAGTCCTACGACCAGACGGCTATCCTGTTCGCGGCGCAAGACCCGCAGAGTTATTTTTGGGTATGTCATGGAGACCAATAATGGCTGAAGTATATATTGGCATCAGCCGCGACGATGGCAGTGTCGTGCACTACGCATTCCAGACCCACATGCGCTGCCCTGTTAATCCCGGCGGGCCGTGGCGCCGGGTGGATGACGGCTGGGAACGCGATGCCAGTGACGCCAACATCGAATTCGACGTAATGCGTTTGACGCGCTAT